AGAGTTATATTTGTCTAAACTAAAAAAATATAAAAATGCAAAACCAACCAGAAGAAATGCAATTAACTCCGGAAGAGTTAGCTGCAAGAAAAGAAGAAATGAAGCAGTTTTATGAGGATTCAGTTCCTTACTTAAAACTTCAAGCAGAGTATGAGCAATTGCTTACAGACATTGAAGAGTCTAGATTTAAGAGAGCTTCATTCCAGTACCAGTTTGCTGTAATGACAGAAAATATTAGATCAGCTCAAGATGGAGAATTAGAAGTAGAACAGGCACCAAAAGAAGCACCAAGAGGCAAGCTTAAAAAGTCTTAATATGGCTTTAGTAAATCAAGTCCAGAAGCGTGTAAAAATGCCTAAATGGGATGTAGTAAAGTTTCAGATATTAACTCATTGCTATATTAACCGTATAGCAATGAGTGAGTCTGATCTTAACTGCTTAACCTTATTAAGTTTTAATCAACCTATAGAACTTACTAACTTTTGTTTGGATGCCTCTTCTGAAGAAGATTGGATTTTTAAGTCTCCTCAAACAGTAAGAAACTGTATTAATAAGTCTGAGAAACAAGGACTAGTAGTAAAAGATTCTCAGAATAAAAAGATGATACTTTTAAATCCTAACTTAAAAATACAAACAGAAGGTACAGTTCTACTTGATTATAAATTTCTAGGATATGATACCCAAGAAAGCGCGTAGCATATATAAGCAAGTAGCTGAAGAGTTAGATATATCAGAATCTTTAGTAGAAGATTTTGTAGAGTTTGTTTATAAAGATTTAAGAAACAACTTAAGCAATCTAACTTATCCTAGAATAAACATGACAGGTTTAGGGCATTTTATGGCTAAACCTTTAACAATAAGAAAAGCAATTCCTAGGTATACTAGAAATCTTGAAAATCATGATACCTCAACTTTTGGTGCCTATTATAATAAAAAACAAGTTGAGGAGAAACTTGCCAAACTCATTGAGTTAGAAAAGAAAATAACTATTCAAGATGAAAGGAAACAAGAATTTAAAAAATTAAAACATGGCAACACTAAAAGAGATATGGAAGAATAGATCTAAAATCTTAGAGGGTGTAAAGAATTCTATAATTAGAGATGAGTTTGTAGAAGAGGTTGCAAGTCTAAGATATGACATATGTCATGAATGCCCAAGCAATGGAAATGAGTGTGCAGTTCCTGGTACAGCTCCTTGTTGTAATGAATGTGGATGCTCATTAGGTTTTAAAATAAGATCTTTATCATCTGATTGTCCATTAGGTAAATGGGAGTCTTTGATAACTGAGGAAGAAGAAGATGAATTAGACAACTTATGAGTATAATATTTAATGCAGAGAATCATAGTTATAAAAGCCTAGATGGTGAAGCTATTGATTGGATAAGTGTAACTACACTTGTTTCACATTTTAAAAAACCTTTTGATGCCAAGAAAACAGCAGCTAAGGTTAGTAAAATAAAAAGATCTAAATGGTTTGGTATAGATCCTAAAGCTATTCAAGCTATTTGGAATAGTGAATCAGATAGATCTTTAATGCTTGGAACATGGTACCACAATCAAAGAGAATATGACATATGCTCATTTGCATCAATGGAAAGAGAGGGAATTACTGTACCAGTATTTAAACCAACAGAATTAAAAGATGGTGAAAAAGTAGCTCCTACTCAAAAATTAGAACCGGGTATATATCCTGAACATATGGTCTATTTAAGATCAGCAGGTATATGTGGCCAATCAGATTTAGTTGAAGTAGTCAATGGTAAAGTAAATATCATTGACTACAAAACTAACAAAGAAATTAAGAAAGAGTCTTATGTTAATTGGGAAGGTATTTCAGAAAAAATGTCTCCTCCTGTTGATTCACTAGATGATTGTAATTTCTACCATTATGCTTTACAGTTAAGCATTTATATGTATATTATATTGAAGCACAATCCTAAATTAAAACCTGGCAAAATATTTATACACCATATACTATTTGAGATAGAAACAGAAAATGAATGGGGGTATCCTATTATTAAAAAAGATTCTAATGGAGATCCTGTAGTAAAGGAAGTTAAACCAATTGCTGTACCATATCTAGTAGATGAGGTGCTTGCAATTATTCACTACCTTCATGATAATAAAGATAAAGTAAAAAAGCACTGATGATAGTTAAACTTTTTGATATACAAAATGGTAAAGTAATTCCTACAGAACATTGCCATACACTAAAGGCTTTGAAAGATTTAATGGATAGCTACCCTGATGACTATCTTAAAATTTACCAGTATCTTTTTTATATGACTTGTCCTAATCCAGATATGAATCCTTTCTTTCATACACCTGATATGGATAAAGAGAATTTAATAATGGATCAAATTGAGGCAGAATTTTCTCCAGAAGATACTGAGATATATAGAGCATTACAGTTCTGCCAAAGAATGTATGAGACACCTACCTCAAGAGCTTATAAAGGTATTGCATCTATGTTAGATAGATTAGGTAGATATATGGAGACTACACCTATTAGCCACGGTAGAGATGGTAATATAACTGCTTTAGTTAATGCAGCTAAAAACTATGAAGCCATTAGACAGTCTTTCAAAGGAGCTTATAAAGATCTTCAGGAAGAACAACAAAGTAGAGTAAGAGGTGGACAAGGACTAGCATATGATATGTAATGAGTGAGATTTACCAAGATATACCAACCTATGACAATGGAAAATGGACAACTACAAGTTTTGAATCCAGAAAGGACTTCACTGACTTTATCTTTGGAATATTTAAAGAACCTGGTCAATATAACTTCAATGCTACCAGCAGTGAATTATTTACACAAGAGTCAAGAAAATTTAAAAAAGATGGAGTATACTGTACAGCTCCCTTTAAGTCCAAAGACTTTATAAACTATTGGGATGATCAAAAAACCAAATGTAGAAAGGGAGTTATTATAAAAGATGGAGATAACTCTTGGTTTCTTGCAAGAGAATACTACATGTGGTTAAACTTCTTACCAATCTTTAACAAAGAAATACAGCAGTTTGGTTTTGCTGATATAAGGGATGCACAATATCATATGGCCCTTTATGAACTATTAGCAGAGTTAAATTATAAACATGTGGCTATATTAAAGAAAAGGCAGATTGCTTCTTCTTATTACCATATGGGTAAATTAATTAATCAACAATGGTTTGAGCCTGGAGTAACTCTTAAAATGGGAGCTTCACTCAAAGATTATATTAATGAGAAAGGATCTTGGAAATTCTTACAAGAATATGCAGCATTCTTAAATGAGCATACAGCATGGTATAGACCTATGTCACCTGACAAGGTTATGATGTGGCAGCAAAAGATTGAAGTTAGAAAAGGAGATAGAAAAGCTGAGGTTGGGCTTAAAGGTACAATACAAGGTATGTCATTTGAGAAAGATCCAACTAATGGTGTTGGTGGACCGGTAAAATACTTCTTTCATGAAGAAGCAGGTATTGCACCCAAGATGGATCAAACTTATGAGTACATGCGCCCAGCTATGAGATCTGGTCTTATTACAACTGGTATGTTTATAGCTGCTGGATCTGTGGGAGATTTATCTCAGTGTAACCCATTAAGGGATATGATACTTAATCCTTTATCAAAGGATATGTATGCAGTAGAAAGTGATCTTATTGATGATAAAGGTACAGTAGGTTTATCAGGCTTATTTATTCCTGAGCAGTGGTCCATGCCTCCACATATAGATGAGTATGGTAACTCACTTGTAGAAGAAGCATTAAAAGCATTAGATGACCAATTTGAACAGTGGAAAAAAGAGTTATCTCCTGAAGATTACCAGCTTAGGATATCTCAGCACCCAAGAAATATTAAAGAAGCTTTTGACCATAGAACTGTTTCTGTATTCCCAACACATCTTATTGCAGCTCAAGAAAGAAGAATAGAGGAAAAGGAATATGCTTATGAGTTTATAGATCTACAAACAGATGCAGAAGGTAAACCAAAAGCTGTACCTACAAACAAAAGACCTATCCTAGAATTTCCTGTTAATAAAAAGACTGAAGATAAAACAGGATCTATTGTAGTTTGGGAAAGACCTATTCCTGAGCCTGAGTTTGGTAAAACATATTTTGCATCTATTGACCCTGTATCAGAAGGAAAGACAACTACATCTGAGTCTCTTTGTTCCATATACATAATGAAAGCTTCAATACAAGTTACCCAAATTTCTGGTGTTGAAACTGAAACATATATAGAAC